TAATAATAGAGAATTCTTCCACATAACTTTAGAGGAAGCTAAAAAAACAGTAACTGAACTAGGAAAACGATATACGTCATGAATATAAATGATTTAGAAAACCAAATTAACCAATTAGAGGACTTAGCTAAAAGCTTGTCTAGCCTAAAAAATCCAATTATGGAAGGCTCATTAAATTCCTTTACTTTTCTTTTTGAAAAAGGAACAGATGGGAAAGCCTTATATGAAAGTATGGAAAAAAAAGATATCCAAGATACAATAGATTCTATGGATGAAGAATTAGTACCCCTATTTAATGAATTTGGCTACCAAGAAGGGTTGAATAAAGTAAACAAATGGAAAACACTTCTTCAAGAAAGCTTGGTTTAGCGAATTACTTATATTACCTTCAGGATACGTTGGTTGACAAGAAAAAAACAAAATGAAAAACAAAACGGTTAGGAAAAAAGAGGGGAAAGGGAAAATAACAATTTACACTTTACCATATTGTAAACATTGTCAAACATTAAAGGAGGCTCTCTCTCAGTTAGAAATTCCTTTCCAAGATGTAAATGTAGAAGAAAAATCAACGATGGGGGATTGGTTAGAAGAGAACCTTCAAACCGAATCCTATCCTATCATTTACTACGAAAGACAACCCGGAGAATACGTTTATATATTATCACAAACAAATTTGGAGTCGCTAAGCACTATTCGTATATTTACGACAATAGATGAAGCACTAAACATTCTATTAAATTATTATTATGAGATATAAAGGATTAGTTGAACAGAAATGTCAACAACTACTAAATCAATTAACCGGTATTCATTCTGCTACAAGTAGAGGCGATATGAGACAAACAAGAGAGTTAATTGAGGCAGGAAAGGAACGTGTTGAAGAAATTTTAACACTATTAAATAACGAACACCAAGATTAGATGGAATTGAGAGCTGAGGAAATAAAGGGGAATTTTGATATGATTATTCGTGGCATTGAAAAATATGTTGAGGGTGATCGTCAAAAACAATTCATTGATTTTTATAATAAATTTGATGAACGTATAGCCCTACTCCCAGCATCTCATAAGACTGCGTATCATAACTGTTTTCCAGGCGGGTACGCAGACCATGTTTTGAGAGTGATTAAAGCGGCCTTCAAGGTTCATAAGGTTTGGGTAGAGATGGGGATGGTTGAAACCTATACTATGGAAGAACTATTTGTAGCCGCTTTAAATCATGATCTAGGTAAAATCGGTTCAGCAGAAGAAACATCCGTCTATCCATCTACCGACGAATGGAGAAAAAAGAACTTAGGAGAAATGTATTCTTTCAATACAGCTATAGGATATATGACAGTCCCAGACCGTTCTTTATTTTTACTCCAAGAAGCAGGTATTCAATTATCTACTAACGAATGGATTGCGATTAAAACACATGATGGTTTATATGATAAAGCAAATGAAGCTTATCTTAAAGGTTTCATGAACGAAACCAAACCTAGAACATCTTTGCCGTTTGTATTACATCAGGCTGATTTAATGGCTGCTCGTGTTGAGTGGGAGCGTGATTGGTTACACACATTTGGGAAAAAACAAGAAATATCTAAAGTAACTAAACAAGATAGAGTCAACGCAAATCTAGTCAAAACTAGCGCAGGAAATACTGCATTGATGGATCTGGTTAAAGGATTATAATATGGGTACAACAACATTAATTATACTGATTAACGGCGGCATTCTCATATTTGGGGTTATCGTCTTTGTTATTATAAATTTACTACGAAAAAATGAAAAGTTAGAGGCTATGATTGAAGATAGGGATAACTATATCCAAAATATCTCTACTATTATGTCTGAATCTGATAAGAAGATCAAAGAAATTGATTCTAAGCAAATCTTCCAATCCGATGACGAAATAGGTTGGTTTTTTACAGGGATTAAAGAAATCCAATCACTAATCAACGATTACAATATCAACAAGTAATATGTCTGAAGAATTAACTGAAACCATTGGTGGGAAAATTCTATCTGTTCCTCAAAATGATGAAGGACCCCAATATACTAAAAAAGGAACTTTACGTAAACGTCGCCCTAAGACGAAAAAAATGTACTTTACTCAAGATACCGAAGATGCTATTATAGAGTATTTGGCTATGGAGGATGGTTTACAACGTAATATATTATATAATGATCGTATTAAATATGCTTTTTTTAAGTTAACTGAAAATATAATTCATACCTTTAAATTTTACTATACTGAAGTAGAGACAATAGGAGAATTACAACACGAGGTTACTACTTTTCTATTAGAAAAACTCCACCTATACCAACAAGATAAAGGTAAAGCCTATTCTTATTTTGGCACAATCGCTAAACGTTACCTTATTTTATACAACAACACCAATTACAAGAAACTAAAATTAAAAGCCGATGTGATGGCTGTAGATGAGGATCAAACAATTACCATTGATTTATCTAACAATTCAACCCAGCCTTTAGAGAACGAACAAGTAGCGTTTTTAGATTACTTAGTTAAATATATGGACATTCATTTATTTACTTTGTTTCCAAAACCACAAGATGCTAAAACAGCAGACGCTATAGTTGAATTATTCCGTAAGAGGGAAAATTTAGATTTGTTTAACAAAAAAGGAATATACATATATATTAGAGAGATTACAGACCAATCTACTCCACAGATTACCAAGGTAATTAAGAAAATGAAAAAGACATATGTCAAACTAATGTCCCAATATGTTGATAGTGGGTATGTTAGTATGAGATTATAATTCTTTCCTACAATTATATTTATATCCATATCATAATATTATGGATTTTACACAAGTAACTTTATTCGGTAAGAAAACTTACGCGGATCTATTAAAAGAAATTCACACTAACCAAAAGGATAAAGAAGTTCAATTACGTTCGTTAATTGAAGGTCTTAAGCCTATGGTTACTTCTGCTGGAGATGCAGTTATAATGGTTCCTCTAATTAAGGAATACATGGAACTCGCTATAAAAAACGATGACGCTTTAATTAAAATGGCGGGTATTATACAACGTGCCATGAATACTAAAATGGCTGATAGCGATGAACTATTATCTGAAGAAGATAAGGAAATGTTATTCTCATCACTTCAGGAATTAGATACGAAAGTTGTAGAAATGAAAGTAGAGGAAGTAAAGGATGCCAATTAACAATACAGCTCCTACATTAGGTAATTCTGCTCTAGGGGGAGGACCTACTACTGCCCCCTCTGTAGGTGGTAGTGGTATATTTCCTGTTAGGGTAATAGATATCTCTTTATCTGAAAACACTAATGGTAAATCTTTATTTCAAATAACTAAAAAATGGGCGGGGATAGGGGCTATAAGGTTTGAATTATTAACTAAAGGCTCCCAACCCGAAGAATTCCCTCAAGGAAACATAGCTTACCCCTTAGATAACAATTTTAAAAAACTACCTTTAATAGGAGAGGTAGTATTTGTTACTTCGGGTCCTTCTGTAAGACAACTTACTGAAGGTAATTCTGATGCTATAGATTTTTATTATTTAAACGCTACTAATATATGGGGTAGAAGTCACTTAAATTTATTTCCTTCCCCTAACGCTAACTATTCTTCAAATAGTAATACAATAAAGAACACCGATGTAGATAAGGGGTTAGAAAATAGTAGTGATAATAAATTAACTGAACCTAAACCTGGGAGAACATTTGTTGAAAAAAACAATATTAAGAATTTATGGCCCGTTGAGGGAGACGTTATATTAGAGGGTAGGTGGGGTAATTCACTTAGATTTAGCTCAACAGCTAAAGCACCTTCGGGTAGTATATATAAAAACCCATGGAGTGATGTAGGCAATGATGGGGATCCTATAACAATTTTGCGAAATGGTCAATCATCTGTAGATTTACCTATAAATAATTGGTATCCTATATATGAAGATGTTTCAACAGACGATTCATCTATTTATATGACTTCAAAACAACGCATAGAATTTGAGTTAGCTTCAACTAACTTTG